CCACTATCTAGGACAAAGAAATCTGATCGGTTTGGATTTGTATTACTATATGTCGTACCTTGATAAACACCGCGAATCTTAGTTACATCAGCAATGCCGAGACACCATGGGCCAGAAGTTGCAGTAGGATGAGTATTAGTTTGAATCTTTACATATCGATTTTTATTAATTGTTTTTGCTGCTTGTACAGCACCTGTTCTAAACACATCATAATATATTGAAGCAACGAATGTAGATGCAAGATTAGTACCTAGATTAAATATAGCAGAAGAACCATCAGAGGCTACCGAAACGTTAGCTGAGTCTTCTCTAGAGAAAGAAACAGGGACACCTGCTGGGAAAAAGCGAGAAATATTATTGCTCGCAAGAGACAAGGTGAATGCATTAGCTACAGACATAGATACATTGTTAGAAATAGTCGTAATTCTTCCAGTATTAAATGTAGACACACTTCCAATATAAACCCAATCACCAACTGCGTATTCTGTAGTAAAAGATGTTCCCGATCCAGTAATAACATTAGAAGTACTTGTAATCGATACAACACCCGTAGAATTTGTTGCACGCGCAGATGTATTAGCAATTACTAAAAATCTTAACTCATTCGCTTCGGATAGAGAACCAGTCAAGGCAATTACATCTGTACCACCTGGATGTGATGTTGGTGGTGTTAGAGTCGCTGTACCATTTGCCTGGAATGTGCGGGTTGTATTTGTCTTATAGAAAAAAGAAGTTGCAGTTGTATTGATATTGCGCACGGCATTACTGCCTAGATTAAAGATTAGATCGGGCGATGCTGTTTCACGAAGAACAGCAACACCACTGGATGTTACAGTATCAGCATATGCTGCAACACCGGCTGAATTAGTTGCGTAGATTGAACGAACATCTTCAAAACTAAAACCGCTTGCCGTTATTTTAATATCGAACAGATACATTTTATATTGACAATCAGGTGTACCTGGAGTTCCGGAAAAATGATCTAATGCTCGAATCTTTGCGGTACCAATCTGAGTTGCTGGAGCCGATCCACCTACGGTGTAATTAGCAGACGTTAATTTTGTCGAAGCAACGGCATATAAACCAACTTCATCTAAATTGTTAGTATCAAATGGTCCAGCCAATTCCTTCACATAGGTATAATTACCATAATTGGCTGTAATAATCTGATTGGGAAAATATACTGTATCAGTTCCCTTACGAATATCAGTACGAACTTTATCCGAATATTCTACTCTATAACCTTGAACATAACCTAACCCTTTGCTAACCTCGAGGACGAGATTGTTTGAATTTGTCGTATTGGATACCACACTTAATTCAAACGGACTTACGATATAGTTACCAGATTCCTCATATGTACGACGGGCCATTTCTGCCGCGAGTTTTCCATACCTTGGATCTTTCAATTGAATCGAAGGTTGTCCAGAATTAAAATTGATTATTGAGAAAAAATTAGATGTATTTGATACAGATTCTCTCACTGTTAAGACACCGGCTAGCTTTAGTCGATTAGCACCAGGTGCGTTATAATTAGTGGAACCAAGAGCATTATCAAATAAGGTAGGATCGGCATCTGCAGTCACAATTGATTCAGACATAACAAACCCAACCGAAGAGTTGCCGGCATTAGTTGAGTACTTTGATACAACTACAGTCTGCGGATTTATACGAACGAAAAAACCATTCTTAAAAATGGTACCTTCTGTAATCGACACTGCATAACCGCTGCCAACCGGAGAATATGAAGAATTAGCAATAGCAATAGAGGAAATAGTGACGTTTTCTGGAGAAACAACCGAAATCGGTTCGTCGGCATCGAATGTTTTCTGTTGAGAACCATTTGCGTAATTTGCTGAGTTAATATATTTGATATATAACGTATTCAGATTTGGACTATTTGACTCTAGACCCTGGATCGAGTTTACAATAACTGCTTGTAGATTAGAAGATGATACAACTCTATTCCCAACAAAATCAGACACGGAAATAGTAGAACCAGCTACAGTCGTATCTGTTATTTTAATATAATTATAATTTTGTTCAAGACTTACACCACAACCATCCACAATGGAACCATCTTTGAAAATTTGACTTCCGAATTTATCGATCTGGTCTTGTAGGATTGTTTGTAATTGAGTTAGTTCTCTAGCTTGAACTGCAGTGCCAGGTCTAAACAAGACTCTATGAAAATTATTATTTGCATCATAATCATCAAAATATGGTGTTGCATCAAAATTTGTCTCTAAAGGCATCCAGATATTCCTCTTTTAAAATTTAATTATAATTCTTATTTCTTCGGTCGTAGATGTAGTTCTATGTATAACTGAATTGGAAGCTTCTGTATAGATTACCCTACCAGAATTTCTTATAAGATCAGGATTAGTGGTCAAACTTACAATGCCCTGGGCTGCCGAATTTTGTCCAGTGATGGATGAAGCCCCTACTTGAAAATTATTCCCTTCGATATCGGAAAGAATAAGAACAGATCTGACCTGTTGAATCGTTGCATTAGCGCCAATTCCATTAACAATCACATTGTTACCAGAAAATGAAGCTGAATTGGAAACACTTGTAACTTTAATATAAGATGTATTAGCAAATGTTACCTTACCATTAGCAGATGTATTAGAATTTGTAACAGTATCACCAACTGAAAAATTACCAGATGTTAACGAAATTGTAAGATCAATATCGCTTGTCTTATTTATAACCCTACCTTTAGCGTTTGTATTTGTCTGAACTACATATTCAAATGTCTGGAATGATCCCGTTACACTCGATAGTGTAACTCTTGATGTTTGATTAAATCTATTAGCAAATGTAGTTGTTATATCCTTTGTTCCATCCGAGGTTTTAATCTGTGTAATTGTGGCTTGAGCATTAGATGTGAATCCTGAAATTACCATACCATTGGCAAACTGACCTATGACATCGGTTAAATATACAGTGTTACTTTGTGATGAAACCACTCTAGCTCTAGCGCCTGTATTTGCTTGTGTAATAGTCTCATTTGATACAAATGTTTTGGTTGCAACAGAGACCACATTTGCAATGGAACCTGAACTATATGCGTATAGCGTATTAGATTGTACGAATGTACCTCTAACATCTTTCAACTGCAGGACCGTAGAGTTACCGGATACAACGATACCGGTAGCATTTGAGGTATTCTGAACAACCACTTCGTTTTCTGTCCAAATACCAGTTTGTGATGAAAGTCCTAATTGAACTCTTGTAAAATTTGACACCGTAAGAGTCGTATTAGCAAACTCTGGGGTATTTAAAATACCAATTTTTCTAAATGAAATTGTTGAAGGATAATACCAACTTTCACTCGACAACGCATTGAACTTTGTAGATATAGCAGCATATCTTCCTCCTAGCTCACGAACAGGATCTGATCCATGACCATTAACAGGGGAGATTACAGGAGAAATCACCGCATTTGATCCATATAGTGTATTTGCATACACTTGGACATTTGCAAATGTATATCCAGATCCTGGATTAATCACTGTAATTCTTGAGATACTATTACTCGATCCAATAGATGTATTGACATCCGCAATTGCAATAGCACCAGTACCATCACCTGTTATCTTGACAGTAGGTCCAATATAATACTCAATACTATTTTCACTAAGATCTACTGAACCGATCAATTGTGCAATACCCGAATTTCCACCTGCCGGTGTTACAAAATCAACTAGTTGGCCCATGACGAAGTCGCCAATTGGATTTTTAACTGTAATATTAGGTCTAGAATCGATTGTCGAAATATCAGAAATAAGAGCAGAGGAATCACCTCTAACTCTCTGATTTACTAACCATGTGCCTTGAATTGATGATATGAACAGAGCAGACGAATTAGAATATGCAACCGTTCCGTTAGCATTCAATGATGCATTAGACGAATCAACTAACTTTACTTTTTCTCCGATTATAAAAAAAGCGCCGTTAACCGAGGTATTAGTAATTGCAATAGTTATTGAGTCCAAATTAGTATTAGAGATAATACCATTTGCCTGTTGAACAACAATAGATGTAGGCAAAGCGGCTGTAGATATCTTAAATGTATTAGCACTCGAGATAGTATTTACGAATCCTTTATTAACTACTATAACAGTCGAATTTACAGATTCAATTTTTCTAATATTTGAGTTAGCATTTTCTCCGATTCGAATAAAATCGTTATTAGAATAATCACTAGTAAATGTTGCACCTGAAGCGGCATTTGTAGCATATAAAGCTCTAGGTAGTATTCTTGCTATTGCTGAAATGCCTTGCAATACGTGTCCAGTTTGATTCAATCCTGGTGTTAGTGGCAATCGATTACCTGCCGCTGTGTTTGATGTATTTGAAAGAGCAATTGTTGTTGCATTAGCAAATTGTATGAAATAAGTTGTATTATTTGATAGACCGGTAATTACTGTATTACCGGCGTTTACATTATATCTGATTCTATCCCCTTGAACAAATGCAGCTGCACTTGATAGAGTAATTACGTTATTGCTGCCTTCACCTGTTCCGCCGGTGACGGCTGTACTTGAATTAAATGTTTGCGCGACTGGTGCCGCTACTATTACAGATGGTTCTGTAATATAATTGTTACCAGCATTGGTTATATTAATAGCTATAATTTTACCGGTCGAATTAGCTTGAGCATTCGCCGTAGCACTGGAACCTGTATTTGATGTGATCGTAACAGTTGTGTTCGATGTATATCCGCTACCATTGGCTAAAACTACTGATAGTGTGAGTATACTAGAGTTTGAAATGTTGGCTTTATCGGTTTTTACAGTACCCGAATCGTTAACATTTCTAAATGGATCATCGATCAATAATTGTTGACTCTTATTAAGTCTAGACACTCTTAGAGCTGTTGTATTTGCTGTAAGAACCGAAGCCACAATACCCGTATCTGTTTGAACAATTGTATCATTAATATTAAAATAACCGACAGATAAAGTGAAAAATAGAGTGTCAATAATTTGTTTTACAGATTCACCTACAGTGCCACCTGTAATCAAAGATGAATTAGCAAAATCCAATCTTAAAAAAGAATCCACAGGAGACGATAATATTGCAGTCTTTGTCGATCCAATATAACTAGAAATTTCTCTGACTTGTCCTGCACCAAACCCCGACTTCAAGTAAATCGATGAATTTGCATAGTAATTATTAAGTGCAGATGAATTATCTGGTAATTTGATCGAATTATTATCGATAATTGATTCTAGAAAACCAGTTTCATATACGGAATAGCCTATGCCATTGTTTACAAGTCTTAATACATCGATTGTACCAGGTACGGCGCCAGCAATAATATTTGTATTTGAAATAACTGGAATAAAATTAGCCGACGTAAATTTGGTGTTAGCAGTAACATCTACGGTATACATGTATTTCCATGTATACCCATCACCAGTCTTAAACGTGCCGGTTGTTGACTGCAATGTAGGCTTTACAATTGAAGAGGTATTTCCGTTATTATCAATACATTTGAAAACGTTGTATTGATCATTATTATCGGTTGTAACAACATAAAAATTCTTGGAATATAAATTTGCATCTCTTTGATCATAATTTGCATATACAGTATTTGTTGTCCAGGTATAGCGAGGAACGACATGTATAACATCTGTATTACTTATTAGTTTACCATATAAAAGATCGCGATATACGTCAAGCTCCACTTGATTCACAGAGTTGTTAACAACTTCAACCGCAGTATCATCCGCACTTCCTGCAGCATTGGTCCATGGTTGAGGTCTGGCTGTGTAGACATAGTATGTTGATTCTTTGTTTTTTACTGAATCGATAAATGAATTTGCTTTATCTACATAGTGATTGATTGTTAGTTGTGAATTCATTTCTTTTATCGCTTACTGTTGTAAAATTGAAGATTGAACGATTACATCGATATCAGTATTAACATAATCTATAGCACGATAGGCACCAAATAAAGCAATACCGGCGGGATGAATAAGATCTCTGACGAGTGTTTCATATGATGAAAGCATTCTTTCGGCTATTATCTGGTATGAATAGTTTTGATAAAAAAATCCATCTTGTATGTACATTTCACCACTTGAAAAACTCTTCCTATTCAACCACTTGCCTTGGCTTTTACCTGCCTTATAAACAATTGAAATACCTCTTGCAATACTTGGATTAGTATTACTCACCAATGTCAAATTCTCGTTTTCTGAGTATCCGAATCCTGAATCTGTAATTTCTATACCAGTTATAGCACCATTACTACCAGAAATCGTTGATGTTATAATTGCATTATTCCCTTTTTGTGTAAGATTAGAATCAAGCAAATAAAGCGATGCAATTTCAGGTTCCACGACTGTTATATATGGGGTAGTGAAGTAGTTTAATCCAGGATTCACTTGTGATAAAGATGCAATGGTGCCAACTTCAACTGTTGTCAACGCTAATCCGTTTTGAATCAAAGTATCTAGATTATCATAATTTGAAATTGATCCTTGAAGATTCCAATCTGTTAATCTCACCACATCTGATATAGTTGCAGTAGCGGAACTGGTAATATCTGTTATTGTTGATGATTGAACGAAATAACCACTTTGCAAATTAACAACAATTGAAGTAGCGTTAACACTCGCTATAGCAGCATTCGCAATTGACTGTTGTTTAACCGGTTTATTTATTAATTGAAAGACTGATGATGTAGTATTGCTAATCAAAATTGTACCAGCAACAAGATTTGCGTTAGTTAAATTGGAATCTGGTCCGGTACAAAATACCAATGATTCATCTGATCTATAAACAAACAAATTTGAAATGCCTAATGTTGTATTTGATAAGGATTCACCCTTCGTTATATTATTAGGTGTTACGGTAATTCCTTCAAGATGTAATACATTAGCACTTCCTTGAACAGTATCAGACACGGAAAATACACCTGATGTACCTGTTATAGCTATCTGTAATGTATTTGATAAGGAATCTAAATTCAATGTTAGATAAGAATCTATTAATGTATTGTTATAGGATATGATTTCTTTATTAGTTATAGAACCAACACTAAAATTACCATCGAAACCTGTACCGCCGATAACACGTGTTATCGTAGCATTTCCAAATGGACCTAATAGTTTTCCATTAATTTGAAAACTTGGAGATGTTGAGAAACCAATCAGACTCACTGCAGATGAATTAGAAAATACAACGGATCCATTAGCCCCGGTAACTGAATCGGTAACAACATCTCCAGAGTTTATAAACCCTAATTGACCAGCAATATTTAAATTTAGTGTTGTAGTAACTGATACAACTGCATTTGTTGTATAGCCACTCCCGCCATTGCCGATGGTAAATTGTAAAGCACCTACATATCCATCAATTACGGATGATACTCGACCTTTTGCATCTATACCACCGGACTCTCCTAATACGTTAATAAGATCGCCAACAGAATAATCCGTACCTCCTTGAGATATAGCTACTGCAGTCAAAGAACCAGTTATACGAATGGCTTCATTTAAACTAATAAATTCTTCCGATGTTTGATATACGCGATCACCGCGTGAGAATTCACCTCGGATTGATGACAATTCAAGAATGTTAATTGTTTTATAGTTAGCAATTTTTGAGCTCACATTCTCAACAACGGCGGATGCTGTATTACTAGTATTTTGTATTTGGGTTCCAGCTAATTGATTGATATTAGGATGGGATGTCACCTCAATATATCTTGGGACTTTCCATACATTATCTGATGGCTTAAAAATGTATTCATTAGGAACGTATACATCTATATCTTCGCCAAATACTATTCTGAACAAGAGTTCATATGCACGTTTCGACCCTTTTGCTTTGTAAAGGTCAGTAATGTGTTTCAACAGCAATCTTTTGTCCGTGACTATAGATTCTGGAATCTTGGACATCAATTCGGATTTAAAGTATTTAATAAATTGTTCTTGAGTTACATCTATATCTCTATAGTTAAGCAATGAACGCGCGTGTCCAATCGCCTGTGCATCTTGTTCGAGCCATTCATAATAAGCTTTAACAAACGCAATAAAGTTAGGACCCTCTGTCTTATAGAACGATGGAAACTGTTGCTGAATAAAGGGCGATATAAACTTTTCTATTGAGCTCAACCGTCAACACTCCGGATATTTACTTGTATCCCAGCCTGCACATCAATAGCTATGGCATCGTTTTCTTTTGAAGATACATCTTGGAATAATGGTTTTGCAGAAAATTCCAACCCCGTCTTACCTTCGAAAGAGGTGAACTGTATAGAATTAATAGTAACTGTGCCTGCCACATAATCAATAGTACCGGAATTTTGGTATGATATCGAAGCTGGGTTAGTAATGTCTTTAATATAGACAACATTACTCGTATTATTTATGACTGTCTTGCCATCAATTATATTTACGACTAAGGTATTATTATTAGGATTAAAATCCGTATATTGATATCTTTTACCTAGTGATAAAAATTCGCTAGAAATAAGTGTTCCTGGTACAATTTCATTACGAAACGCTATTGACGGAAATGAGCGTTCGAACACTTCCGACTCAAAGATTTTTTTAATCATGATCTCGGATTGATTACCTATTACCGATGCATCAATATCATTGATGATATTTTCTAGTCTTGATAAATTCAATTCAGTATTGAAATTTAAAAGCTCATCGTTATTATAGGTTTGTATAGCTTGTTTGCAAAGTGACTGTATATCGATATCGGAAAGTATAGTTGCACGACTGTTATATTTAACGTTAGTTGTTATTAACACATACAAGTAATCTGGATCGACTATAACTGGAGTGATTCCAATAGTCGTTCTTGGTTTTAGAAAGGTTTCAATAGAATTTTTTTCTGTTTGTGACAAAATAGCACCAGAATAGGTAATAGGAGCAATTAGAACTGTTCCGAATTTTGGTGTACCTAGAGCTAATTCGCCCCCATATACGTATACATTTTTGATATTCTGATATTGCTGTGTTATTATAGCAGAGAAGTCGTTTGTGGTAATCGCCCGTTCTTGTGTTTGAAAATATCTAGGTGCGTTAAATCTAATAGACTCTAATGTCTCAGCGCCAGCTCCACCAGAACTTGGATTAATTACTGTAATCGTAGATGAGATAGATCCAATACCATTGACAGGTCCTAGATTATCATCAAGAGTGAGGTTAGTTGATCCATCAGCATTTGCACCTGAACACACTCTATACTCCGAGTATATCACTGAATTATCGAGTGGCTTACGTCCAAATACACCATCACCAAATACAATCTCATATCTAGTATCTTCAGTTGCTTGCAAGAAGTAAATAGATGAATTTGCCTTAAGCCCATATAGATTTTCAGCTTTGGTCAAATATGTATTAACCTGCCCATCGTTCTCGGATAGTAAAATAGTCAACGAGTCTGTATCAATATTATCGTTTGACATAATGAATCTTTGCGCCTCAATTGATTCATCCACAACAAAAGCCTCAGTTAAATATCTACCCTCATAGATGCTGACATTAGCTTGAAAGACTCCGTTTGCTGGATAAATAATATATCCTTTATCAGTTGAATACTGGAATGTTCCATTACTAGATTTACCGGTAAATTTTGTACCGAATGGGATAGTAAATGATGAAAGATTGGATTGTTGAATCCGAATATTAATCAAAGCTTGAGATGATTTTGCTGATCTTGGTATATAATTTAGTTCTTTAGAGCGAGAAATAACACTATTTCGAAGTTGAGCAGAATCCAAGAACATCTCTGATACAGCCATATTCATGTAAAACGCGTTTAAATGTGTATTATATGAAAGAATATCCAATAATACAGACATATTAGATCCATCAAAATCGTAGTCACTAAACTGTGATTGTGATTTTAAATAGGTCTTGAGATTTGCTTTTAATGTATCAAAGTCAAGATTTACGAGACTAATTGAATTATTTGCCATTCTTAACGTACTCGTCTAAGGATCAGATTTAAACTCTGAGGTGTAATACTATTTATTATAGAAAAAATAAGATTTACTGCTAAACGATCTTCTTCTGGATAATTATAAATTTGTACAGAAAGTAAATTGACTCTCGGTTCATGAAATCGTATGGCATTTGTTATAGCATTTCTTAAATTTTCTTGAAGAATAACATCATTTGGTTCAAATAGAGAATTATTAACATCTGAACCAAAATTCGGATTAAATCTTCTTTCACCTAAACTAGTCAATAGTAAATTTTTTAGTGCTTGTTTTATTGACTGTTCGTTTTTTACACGAACAAGATCTTTGGTAATTGGGTGTGGTGTAAGATCATCAAGGAAATCCGAAAACAGATCCGGTACTAACTTTGTTTGTGTAAAATTATCGGCTCTTGTTGACATTTAATTATCCTCCGGAAACATCTGATAATGAAGAAATCACTGTGTGACCACAAGACGCTACATCTCCATTTCGAACTACTGCTCTCCCATTAACAAACACTTTACTAGAACCAGTTATCATTATCGCACTGTTATGTGCTCCCCCACCACTGTGGGGGGTTACAGCATCGCCAATTAATGCTATTTTCTTACCATGCGCGAAAACATTGGAAGAGCTACCAATTACGGCACCGGTTCCAACTCTATCTCCATCTACACATATACCCGCCATATTTGATCCTTATGGATTAAAATTAACTGGATTACCAGTAATTAACGTTTGACCAGTGGATGCGATCGTTGTTTGACCAGCAGCTGTAGACGATACTTGACCCGAAGAATTGATAGTTACATTGCCACCATCTGTCGTAACTTCAAATCCAGCAGACGAAGATATTACTTTACCTGAAGAATCGATAGTTATGTCGCCGCCAGTTGTCCCTATTTCCATCTCACTTGCTGCTTGAATTCTTGTTAGCTCTGCAGAAGTAGATATTACTTGGGCCGAAGAAGTAATGGTTACATCACCACCAATGGTCTTTAAAGTGATTGAATCTGCTTCAACTTCAAAATTCTTACACTTAAATCGTATATTACCTGTACTAATGATTTCAATATTACCACCAGAATTTACAGACCAATCATCATTTAATACTTCAGCTTTTACACCAGTGATACTTGTTGCAGAATCTCCACTAACACTTTTATACTCCGATCCTCTAATAGCAACAGTTTCATTTCCACCAACTGATTCATATTTATCACCAATTATAGTTTCTGATAAATTACCACCAGCGCCAAGCACAAAATCACCACCTGCAGCCATATATCTGTTGCCTTCAGTTTGTTCGCTAACAGAACCATCAATATTAACATTCATTACGCCTTTTACTTTTAAGTCATAATGGCCATCAACTGTAGTGGTAAACCCATCACACATATAGTAATAAGCTTTACCAACAGAATTAATTACAGTTCTTCCTGCTTTATCAATTTCTACATAAGAACCTTTAGTATGGGCAACTCTCAGACTTTCTTTTTCTGGAGTATCATTAATATGAATCTCATGTCCACTGCGTGTAATAGTGGATTGATTATATGGATATGTAGCTTCAAAAGTAGATTCTGGGTGTCGTCTGTTATTAGAGTCTGACATAATATATCCTTAAGTTCTATTTAAACCAGTTCGCATACTTTGAGCTTGTCTAGCTAACAAAGCTTGAGCTTGCATAAGATTATTTACAGGTTGAGTAACGCTGCTTCCAGTATATGTGGCTTGTGCAACATTAGGTTGAAATGCTGAAACAATGGTAGATGCTAAAGTTGGAATAAGAGCAGCCACGACACCAGCCATTTGTGAACCGCCAGCGCTTGCTCCTAGAACTTTTGATAAACCAAACCCCTGAGTAAAATTAAGACTACCTGATACCGCCTGTGATAATGTATCAAATGATAAAGGTTGTCCACTAAGTAATGTATCACCAATAGTTGATGTAAAATGATTTTGTGCTGCAAATGTAGTATGTTCTTGTGCATTTGCGTAATTTGGTTCACCATTTCTTAATGTATAAACTGAAGACTCGGTACTTGTTGGGTCTTTCCACTCAATATATCCTGGATAAGGATCGCGATCAATGGTGTAATACTGTTGAATATAATTATCAGGCGGCGTTTGTACAATACTAATTGTTAAAGGCCTTGGAGATGTAGCAGTAGCTACCGCTATGGCAGGTACTTTTGGTACTGAATTAATTAAAGAATTTATTGCAGAATTAGTAGCGCCACTAACTGCAGAACCAGCAGCGGTTACAGCCCCAGTACCCAAATTAATAACATTGTTAATACCTCCAGTTATTGCACCAACAGTGGAATTCAACCCACCAATAACAGAGGCCATCGCATAATTTGCCGTATCAAATATACCTTGATTTATAGGATTAACGCCGCAAACTCTAACATTTAATGTATTAATAAGTTTTTGTACTTCTTGGACTTTAGAAACAGCGCCATTTAACGTTCCTAATAATTTAAATAAACCAACTTTTTGAGCCAGTTTTAAAATTGCATTTTTAATTGCACTGACAGCAGTATTGACAATTCCAGAAACAACACCTTGGACTGTATTACCTAGAAAATTAAGTATTGAACTTATTGAAATAAGATTGTTATTTAAACAAGGGAGCGAAGATAATGCACCAACCGGATCAACCGCATTAATAATATCCAAAACATTGTTATCACTATTTTTATCATATGAAGCAACTGTTGGTAATGTGGGATTGGCCATCTTTGATTCTACAAGAGTTGTAAGAACACCACCTGTATTACTACTCACCGAAGTTACATTTGCACTACCCGAATCGATATCCGAAATTGAAATTCTATTTTCATTTAATGTTGTATAAGGATTATTTGGATTACCATTAGATGATTGAGGTATACTACCTAAACTTGTATCAATTGCTGGCGACCCATTTAACATTTGACCATTTATTGGATCGCCAGCTTTACCCATACTACCAATTACTAATGGATATTGAAGATCACTACTATCCGCCCAAAAACCTACAACACGGGAACCAACCACAAGTCCAACAGGTGCTGATCCTATTCTGCCAATAGCTGCGGATGTTGGAGATTGTGTTACTTGAGCCCACGGTAAAGCAGAATCGGGTATATTGGTCCTATCATCATGATAGCCATACACTCTAATTTTAACTCTTCCGGATTGGTGAGGATCATTTACATCAACAACTTCGCCAATCCAATATATCATATTTTGACCAAGATTTCTTTGAACCATAATTTAACCCTCTCTATAACGACCTTTTAGACATTCAACAATACAAGTATATCTAGGTTTTTCGGCGACAAGACCTATTTTATGATGTATTCTAGAGATAAGAAATTTACCGGATAGCATTGTATCCTCTTTAACATTGCCGGTAGTAGCAGAATTATTTGGAAATGCACAATTAATAGTAACCCCAGGAGCTAAAATAAAATCGCCGGGCACTCTTATCTTTACTGCATTCTGTAATAATAATGCTATATATGCCTGTAAACCTGGGGTTCCTTCAGGAATATAAGTCACAGGTCTTTGTGAATTATCAACAGGAATAAATGCTTGTGGTGGTATTCTTGGATTCAAATATCTACTTTTAAATTCACTTGAAACATCAGTACCACCACTACTATCGCCACCATCTTTAAAAACTGTATCGCTAGCATATTCATCTTTAATATTATATTCCCATGTAGTAAAATTAAATGTTGTTACTCTTGTAGGCCCACCATAACTTATACGATCAAGAGCCGATAATGCGGTAGGTGCTTGATATGATAAAATATTTCTATCATGATCTGGGCTTAACGCATTAATATTTATAGCGCTTGATTGTGTGAAATTTTTAACTGGTTCTGTAGCAAATAAATTTTCAATAGTAACGAATTTAAATATTTGTTCACTGTTTTGTCTGGTTTCAAAAAATACATAAGATGATGACTGGTTTTCAACTGATATTGATCTTGATTTTACTAAGCTAATAGCTTTATATGGACTCAAATTACTAATAGGTAACATTTGTGGGCTTTTAGTTTGTTCTGTAATTATTTGTTTATCGGAACGAAGATATGTTTTTGTTATATCCTCAACTATTTCAGAATTAAGAACATTTTCATAACCTTTTTGTACATATTCATTTTGAGCATACATTGCTTCAATACTAACACATTTTAGTACATATGTTTTTGCTCTTTGGTTTGCTAATTGCTGGCCCTCACCACGTTCATACAATGCAAACTTATAATTTGCTCTTTCATCACTTGGGCTTATCATATTAAATTCAATTAATTCATCGCCAAGCAGGCGCAAATTGCCTACAATATCTTGCGAATCAAGAACAGTTATATCACAAACTATTCCTGGTGTAAAGATACTTTCATAAATTGATGCTGACAAAAATGATGTCGTGAGTGTTAGAGAACCACGAGAAGAAGTTAAAATAAGTCTTTCTACTCTTACATCACCAATCGAAATATTATTTCCCATTTATTTTAACAAAGTCCTTAGTTCACTTGCAATTTGACCTGAATATTGTTTTTTCAAAACTTGAATTGATTTATTTTTTTCGTTGATTTCTGTCTCATAATCATAATAATAAACCGGACTCCAATAAGTTGATTCATTTGTTGGAATATTATTTGTTATAAGAGTCGCATTGGTATAAAGAATTTTAACTTTACTTTCTCTGCCCATAACATAATGCAATGCACCATTTTGTGTCACATTACCCAATGTATGTTGGATTATAAGTAAAGAACTACTATTACTGCAAACTTGTCCATTTCCTATGATGGTTGTATTATTATATATATCAACTATTTCATCTTTTATAAAACTAGAACCATTTACAGTATATTGCACAATACTATTTGTTGTAAGTTTCCAGTCGATTTGTTTTCGTCTATATCCAAGCGGTGTGGTGGAAAAAAGAACATCGGCATAAATTGGTTCATAAAATCTCTTAGCAGTTGAGGTTAAATTTTCAAAAGCAGATATAGAAATTGTACCTTCATTTGCATACCAATTATTTCTATAGTATTTTACTTTTGTTGTAGCATTTTCCAAACTGCCATATTTTTTAATAATAAAATCATTAAAAGTTGCTTGATCAAGATACCAATCATAATATGGATCAACAACTTTATTTGTTATATGAAGAACCCAGCCCATATATTCATCTTGATAATAACGATCAGCTATTTCATCAGGATACTCACCTTGTTGAATATCATATGGATAGTAAAAAATCGGACTATTATAAACAGAATTTAAAACAATTGCACGTTCGGTAATATTACGAACTGGTATGTCGTTATATCTAATAATTGGGAATTTTTCAAAATATTTTTCAGCCATTGATTTAATCCTTATCGATTTGGATTTTCCCCGGGTGTTAGTGTTACTCCAGTAGATAAAGCAAATTGTGCATTCTCAGCAATCGTATCATTAAATGCTTCAGCCGAAAAATCTTTATTAGTAAAATATTCAATTTCTTTTAAATTGACCGTGATCGTAACTGCAGTTGGAGCATTTGTACCTCTATAAAATGAAGGTGTAATATCAGGCGAATAATTCACTGTTACATTATCAATTACACATGGTTTAAATCTATATAAAAATTCAGATGATGGAAACAAACTAACTGTAACCATACTTGGAAATGAGAAAAATAAACCAACACCATCACTCACACCTGGCAACATATGATATTGAAAAGCTCTAACAATATCACGAATAATACCACTTTCATTACCATCTTTTGGTACCAGCTTCCAAGTGAAGGAATGAGATTTAAAATTTGGTTTTTCAAAAAGAATAGTTTGATATGGATTGAGTGTTAATCCACTATAGGCCCTAACAGCGGCGCTACCTTCGTTGCCAAGAGCATTTTGAGCTGCTCCAGCTGCAGCACCTGCTGTAGCATTTTTTATAACATCTGCTCCATTAGTAATTGATGATAGTAATCCCGTTGATGGACCTTGGTTAGATAGTGCTTCTAGTCCAGCCCCAATAGCTTGATTGCCTGGACTACCACTAAATGATGTTGGTGTATAAGTTACGGATGTTGTATCTTTTAAAGAATCAGGAATAGGAAGTCTAATTGTGCCTTCAGATCTTAGAAATGGGGAATTTTCAATTGATCTTTTAACATATGATTGAAATCCAAATGACATATAAAATGGTGTCACACTTGTTAAATCATTAGGGAATTGGCGTTGATTTTGAAATTGTCCGGCCATACCTCTTCTACTATTGTAAAGATCTGCAGCATCATTTAAAGCAAACGCAGCACCTGCAGCTACAGCACCAACCACAGCCGTTTGAACATACGGTGATGCTACTACTGCACCACGAACTACTCTAGTTCCACCTCGCGTCACAGCACCTGTGAAAGCGTTTAATACTCTTGATCCTACTGCTAAAAAACCAGACATTATTTTTTAATCCTAGAATAAATATTATTATTCTTATTTATACAGACAAAACAAAATGGCAAAATATCTTCAAGGCTTTTTCAAACCTTTAAACCCACATAAATATAAAGGTAATCCAACTAATATTATGTATAGATCAAGTTGGGAATTACGATTGATGTCTCATTTTGATGCACATCAAGATATTGTATGGTGGTCATCCGAAGAACATATTGTTCAATATCGTTCACCAATTGATGGTAAAATTCATAGATATTTCCCTGACTTTATAATAAATACAAAGAATAAAGAAACGATTATGATCGAAGTAAAACCTTTGGCTCAAACTATTGAACCTAAGAGGCAGAAAACTCCAACCAAACGATATATTAATGAAGTATATACTTGGGGGGTAAATTCTGCTAAATGGAGTGCAGCAGAAGAATATTGTAAAGATAGAAAATGGAAATTTCAAATCATGACTGAAAAGGATATATACGGAAAATGACCGCTTATATTTTCCAACAATTGTCGGAAAGAGGTAGAGCCGAAGGCATCAATGAAACTACTCGTCGTAGAGATGCTAGAAAGTGGTTTCAAAATGCCGCACAAAAAGTAAGCAGAATCAATAAAAATATGATGTTGGGTGATAGTGATAATTTAGTCGACTCAATTGATGTTGAATCAATCGGTAAAATGTATATGTTTTCATATGATCCAAAATTCAAAGAAACACTTCCTTACTATGATATGTTTCCTTTAGTGTTTCCAATCGATCTAAGAAAAGATGGTTTTTTAGGTATTAATCTTCATTACTTACCACCTGTTCTTAGAGCAAAGCTAATGAATGCAATATATCAGACAATTAATAATGATGCTTATAATCAAACAACAAAACTTAAAATATCATATAGCATTCTAAGTAATACATCAAAATATCGATATTTTAAACCGTGCATTAAACAATATCTTGCAACACATGTCCAAAGTAGTTACCTAAATATTGAACCTACAAATTGGGACTCGGCGTTAATGCTACCAACAGAACAATTTAAAAAAGCAACCAAAGAACAAGTCTGGAAAGATTCGAGAGGCATGGTCTAATGGCTGGATTTAATATAGCGGAATTCTCATCAAAAATTAATGAACGCGGGACAATACAAAATAACAAATTTTTGGTAACAATAACATTGCCAACTATATTTAATAGTGAAATTCAAGAAACTCTTACATTTAGAGCATCTAATATTAAAATTCCTGGTGTTAATTTTAATATGATAAAGTCATATCGTTATGCAGTAGGTCCAGATCATAAAACACCAAGTAATGTATCTTTTAATGATCTTTCGATATCATTTATTGAAGATAAAGAAAATTCAATATGGAAATTTTTTAGTATTTGGATTAATCAAATCTTTGATTTTAATCAAACAGGGTCGGGATTAAAGTATACATCAAATTATAAAAGTAATTATGTAGCACCAAATTTTCAAATTGATATATACAATAACGATGGTACTCTAGTCAATACTGTAAAATTAGTTCAGGCCTATCCAAGTTCTTTAAGTGATATTGCATTATCGTGGAATGAAAAAAATAATTTGATGATGATTAATGTTGGATTTTCATTTACAGAATGGTATTTTGAAGGTTTGGATTTTTCTACTCAATCAATAAATACATCAACACCTGGGCTTACAACAAATAGAATTGTGCCCACGCCAAATCCGAGTGCACCTGAATATTCCTCTGCTACAAATGCCAGTACTAGAGGCGGGCCTCGAAATCCTGCAGATGCAAGTGCTGCGAGAGTAGCTCGACAAAATGGTGGCCCATCTGGGCTGGAGCTTCGACCAATACAACAATAAATTTTTAACAATGGAGTTATATTATGCCACTACCTAAAATTAAACACCCAATTCATGAATTCACTATTCCATCAACAAGAAAAAAAGAACTATTCAGACCTTTTCTTGTTCGTGAGGAAAAACTTCTTCTGATAGCAAAAGCATCGGGTGATCAAGCCGATATTCTAAGAGCTGTAAAGCAAATTGTGAATAACTGCGCTATTAATAAATCATTTGATATTGATAAGATTGCCATCTTTGATGTTGAGTATTTATTTCTCAGACTTAGAGCAGTTTCGATTAATAATATGGTTAAAGTTTCATATATTGATAATGACGATAAAGAAGTATATGACTTTGAAATTGATCTTCTAAAAGTAGAAGTTAAGTTTCCGGAAAATATCGAACAAGTCATCAAAATCGATGATAAGATAGCTATTGTAATGAGACATCCACCTGCGTCTTTGTTTGATGATAAAGATTTTGCTAATTCTGGTGAAGATGCTTTCTATGAACTTATCCTACGTTGTATTGATAAAATCTATGAAGGCGATGATATTTTTGATCCCGCCGACTATAGCAAAGAAGAAATAGAAGAATTCTTAAATGAATTAGGTGTTGAAGTATTTGAAAAAATTCAAACATTCATGTCCAAAATGCCAAAACTCTATCATCGTATTGAATATAAAAATAAAAATGAAAAAGATAGGGTAATTGAGCTGACTACGCTCACCGATTTTTTTATGTTGGGCTAAGTCATAATACATTAGAAAATTACTATATCACATTATTTTCATTGATTCAACATCATAAATATTCAATTGCAGATGTTGAAAATCTAATGCCGTTTGAACGTGATATCTTTGTTGAAATGCTCCTACAATATCTGAAGGAACTTGAAGAACAAAGGAAGCGTAATAATGTCTGATAAAAATATTGATAGCAGTATTTTAAATCAACAGTTATCAATACAAAATGAACACTGGGTTAAGCAATATTGGCGACCATCAATGGGTTGGCTTTATATGGCAATGTGTGCATTTGATTTCATAATCTTTCCTTTGATTATGATGTTTCTACCTGTTTTTACTTATACACCATATACTAAATGGGAAAGTCTGACCCTTTCAAATGGTGGACTAATTCATTTATCATTTGGTGCTATTCTTGGTGTTTATGCTTTTAGCAGAAGTCAAGAAAAAATGACAGCGAGTAGATAATAATAATGGCAAGAAGATCTCTCCCCAAATCTACAAGGTTAGCTAATATAGCTTCAAAAAGACCTAAAAAGGCTCGGCGTATACTCGGTAAAGAAACATTAAAATTAGGTACAAAAGCATTTACTAAAATGTTCCCACAATTAGGAGCATTGTTGAATAGTAAATCAAAAGGATCTTCTTTAGAGTCAAATTCAAATGAGTCATTTACTCAAATATATAATAGCGCTTTTAGTCAAATATTAGAAAATCAAAATAAACAAAACGATATTCTAAATCAAATTTTACAACAACTGAAAAATTCAAATAATTTTTCTGATAACAATAATGATGGCAATGACTCACCATTTAGCGCTAATTATAAACCTAGAAGAACATCAACACCAGATGCACCTAAACCTGTTGATACGACACCAAAACCAGCAATACCAGATGTTAGAACATCAACAATACCAGATGTTAGACCACCACCAGATGTTAGAACATCAACAATACCAGATGTTAGACCACCACCAGATGTTAGAACATCAACAATACCAGATGTTAGACCACCACCAGATGTTAGAACATCAGCAGATGTTAGACCACCACCAGATGTTAGAACATCAGCAGATGTTAGACCACCACCAGATGTTAGAACATCAACAATACCAGATGTTAGACCACCACCAGATGTTAGACCACCACCAGATGTTAGAACATCAGCAGATGTTAGACCACCACCAGATGTTAGAACATCACCAGTTTTATCTTCTTCCGTACCCCCTCCTATAACACTGGAAGCAGCTACAAGACTTGCTCAATCACCAGTTTTATCTTCTTCCGTACCCCCTCCTATAACACTGGAAGCAGCTACAAGACTTGCTCAATCACCAGTTTTATCTTCGACACCTCCACCGGCGTTACCGACTTCAACAGTTCCGCCAGCACCAACTGCACCACCAGATGTTTCCAGAACACCTATACCTGCTGGTCCTGATGCTTCTAAAGTTCCACAGAACACGGCAGCCGAAACTAGAACTTCGGATACATCTACACAACAGAGAAGTTTTGTCGCTGACGCTGGAAATGCGATACAACAAGTTCAAAAAGGATCACTAGGTGCCGCTGCGGCGGGTTTAGGGGCTGGTTTTCTTGCAGGATTGGCAACTGAAGACAAAACTGGTCAAAGTGCCACATCAACTGCAATTGCAGGGGCTTCAGCTGCAGCACAAACAGTTGTGTTAAGTCAAGCTGCAGAACAAACTATCAAAAGATTCGTTAGAGATAAAACAATAGGAATTGTATTAAGAAAAATTCCACTTGCTGGTTTATTGGCAGGAATTTGGTTTTCAGGAGATCGCGCATGGGCAGGTGATTGGGTTGGTGCAGGATTAGAATTAACATCTGGTGTGGCCGGAACTTTGGGTGGTGTTACGTTTGGTGCTGGTACTGCAGCATCTGTTGCAATAGATGTTGGATTACTAACAAGAGACATATATAAAATTCTTTATGATAAATTTCCTGAACATGAGACAGATGCATCTATAAGAGATGCTAATATGGCCGCAATAGGAACATCAGTTACAAAAGCATTCAATGATTTTATTAGTAGTGCGCCTGCTCCACAAAATCCTGCACTAAATGAAGGAACACGAGGACAATTAGCAAGAATATTTCGGGCTGCTCAAGGTGAAGATGAAGAAGCGCAAATGTTGCGTAGTTTAATTGGTGAAGATGTAATGGCCGGAATAGCTGGATTATTACGCCAAAATACAGATCGTGATGGTAGACAAAGTAATGCAGCTAGAGAAGGTATGGCAAGAGTATTAGCAAGAATTCGACCATTAGTAATACATGGAAGTGCTCCATCTGCTAGAATGATAGAAATTCCGCCGCCGGCATCACCAGCACCACAATCATCAGAAACATTAAATGAAAATACTAGTGATGGATCTGGCGATGGTGGAGAAGAAGGTGGTTCTGGTAGTGATGCCACACTTATACAAGAAATGCCAGAAACACCTGATGCAACTGCAATAACATTAGCAGAATCTCCTGATAAATCACCTAGAGAAGAAACATCAGAAATACCTGATGCCACCACACTTAAAGAAGAAACACCAAAAACATCTGATGCAATTGCATCAACACCAGAAAAACCCGAAACATCTGATACCTCATTTAAAGAAGCAACACCAGAAAAACCTGATGCAGTTGCAATAACACCAGAAAAATCTGAAATACCTCCTAAAGAAGCAATACCAGAAACACCTGATGCAACTGTAATAACACCAGAAACACCACTTAAAGAAGCAATACCAGAAACACCTGATAAATTAAAAACACCAGAAACACCTGATGCAGTTGCAATAACACCAGAAAAATCTGATACACCACTTAAAGAAGTAACATCTGAAATACCCAATAAATCAATAACACCTGAGAAACTTGAAGCAATAATACCAAAAATACAAAATAAAGATAAAGAAAATAATAATTTAGATGTAGATACTATTAATAAAAATTCTATGATGTTTTTAACATTGAAAGAATTTGAAAGAATTAATTTTGAAGCAAGACTTATTAAATTTGAAAGTACAGGAATACAATCTAAATTAACAGAAACTGATACAGTACAAAATCGTAGTAGTGCTGGTGGTGGTTTTGCAGGTATAAGTAATATTTCTGGTTCTGCTAGAAATATTGCTGCCGGTGCAATGGGAAATATTACTACAGGTGATGGTCAAGCAACAAATGGGTCTGCAGCCAGAGCATTGGAATTTTTTCAATCTAAAGGTTGGTCATTAGCTCAAGCAGCAGGTATTGTTGCTAATCTAGATATTGAAACTGGTGGGACTTTTAATCCAGCAGCTATTGGTGATGGTGGTAAAGCATATGGTATTGCTCAGTGGCATCCTGATAGACAAGCACATTTTCAAAGTTGGGCTGGTAGAAGTATCCGTGGCTCTACGTTTGAACAACAATTAGAGTTTGTGCAATTCGAATTAACAGAAGGTCGTGAGAAAAGAGCTGGTAATCGTATACGTCAAACAACTACACCACAAGAAGCGGCTGCTATTACCGATCAATTCTATGAAAGATCGAATGGTACTGCACGCGTACGACGAATTAGACGAGCTATTACATTAGCTGGCAATGCAGCACAAGATGCTACACAAACAAATCAAGCAACTAATACTGGCGGCGGTGGTTCAGAACCACCACAAACTGCGACTCAAGCACCCTCAACAGGTGGTGGAAATGGTGCTGCTTTATCACAAGCCAGTACAGGTGCACAAGCCGATACACATAATCATGGATCATCAAGTGGAGGTCAAAATTCTGCAGCACCTGTAGAACCATCACCATCAACTGGAGCTGATTTAGCTCAAGCAGGTACTGATATGATAGCAGGCGATCAAAGACAAGCATTGAATCCACAAGGAATGGTGAATAATAATGCACCACAATCACCAGCCCAACAATCAGAATCTTCCCAATCTAATCCAAGAGAACAAATGACATCAAATGAAATACCTCTTCGTAATAGATTAGAATCAACATTTAGTTATAGATCATAAGAGTAAAAAATATGGCAAAGAAACCTGTAACACCAAAATTAGCAGATGTGGTCAACAGTCCTGAATATAAAGGGATGAGTGATTCTATAAAACAACAAATTGAAAATGCTTTATTAGAAAGTAAAGGAAAGCCACCTTTACCAAAAACTAGTAAAAAAGCTATTTCTGCTGAAGAAGTTCTTGCTAATCCTGCTATGGTTAAAACAATAAAAGAAAAAATTGGTGAAGAAGCAGCCGAAGATTTTATAAAAAAAGCTGATGAAAAATCAAAGATTGATGATACCGATAAACCCATTGTCGTAGATAAGCAAAATAAAGTTAGAAAAACAAAACAAAAAACTAGAAAACAACAAGAGCTTGAACAACAAGAAAATACACAAAGGTCTTTAAAGGATATTATCTTAGGTAAAGGTAGTAAAGCATTCAATAAAATGTTTCCAATGTTGGGAGCATTGATAGGTGGCGTGTATCGTGGTGGTGATAGATCGGCAAATAATAATACAACCGTACAAACAAACACATCATCCAATATGAGTGGCACTACTGCAATATTATCAAGTATTGTTGATAGTCAAAAAACATCAATAGATATATTACAACAAATACTCACGGCAATTAAAGCTACACCGAGAACACCACCACCAACAACTGGACAAAATCAAACACCACCTCCGCCAGCTTCAAATCAAAATCAAACACCACCTGCATCAACTCAAACTCAAAGATCACAATCTGGACAAAATCAAACACCACCTCCGCCAGCTTCAAATCAAAATCAAACACCATCGCCTAGACAAACACCACCTGCATCAAATCAAAACCAAAGATCGTCTACTACACCACCGGTTACAGGCCCGCGCGCTCAAATGAATCTTGGCACTGCGGCTGCTACTGTAGCAGGTGGTGCTGCTATTGCTGGTGCTGGTTATGCGGCCCAGCGAGCCGCTACAGGTGGTGGCAGGAATACAGAGGGAATTATAGGTACATATGCAGAACAAGCTGCATATGGTGCATCTAGACCATATGCAACGACGGAACTTACTGATAGACAAAAAGATTTAATTGAAAGATTTTTAAGATCACGTCAACAACAAGACGATGATGAAATAAGAACTATTGCTGAAAATCTTGTCAAAGGTACATCTTTTGGAAATGGTTCGTCAGTAGATCGTGGTTCAGAAAGTATGCGCGAACAGGCGGATATGTCGAGTTTAAGTTCGGCAGTTGATTTGGAACAATTGAGAAGATCTGGTAATTCTAATGGTTTATTAATTGCACATAAGTTAGTATTACCTGGTAGACCACTCACAAGAAATCAAATGTCGATCATCGAGAGTGTTGGCAACCAAAGAGTGAATAGGTATCCAGCATTTGTTATTGAACAATATAATAGACAAAAAAGTGGAGACGCTACACCGGAATCAGCAGCAACACCGGCACCAGCAGCAGCAACTGCTACATCAACTGCTACATCGGTAACTGCGCCAGCAGCAACAAATGGCACAGCTATAGCACAATCTTCGACAAATGAAGCTGCGCCTAATACTCAACCATCGCCTGCTCCAGTATCTAGATCTGGCGTGAGAATGGGTAGAGAAATAGGCGAGTCTTCAAGAACAGACACACCACCATCAATAACAGCAACCACATCAGAAACTCAAACAGCACCAGCGCCAATAGCTACACCAATAGCGCCACAACCAGCACCAGCTATACCAGCACCAAATGCAACAGTTGCACCAACACCACAATCAACAACTACACCAGCTACACCAGTTACTCAAGTTAGATCAACAGAAAATGTAAATCTTCAAGCTTTTAGAGAAAAGGATCCAGAAGGATTTCAAGAATTTACAAATTTTGTACGTAATCGTCAAAGAGAAATAGTAAGAGAAGAAATACAAAAAATACCCGCAAATGCAGATCCTGTTTCTGCTTCAATGTATAGAACTTCAATCGAATCACAAGCCCGTAGTGTTGCACAGCAAGAAGGCATTGAAAGATTTAAAGATAGATTAAATGCTGCAGGTGCTAGATCATCACAAACAAGTATTAATGGTAATCCGGTTACAGGACCGGACGCTACACCAGTAACTTCAACTAATACTACTACCGTATCAACACAACCGAGTGGTAGTATTAGAATGGGTAGAGAAATAAGTGAATCCTCAAGAATAGAAACACCATCACCAGTAACACCAATAGCGCCACAACCAACACCAGCTATATCAAAACCAAATGCAACAGTTGTACCAACACCATCTGCTCCTACTACACCTTATTATACAGAAGAAGCTGCAGCGGGTATTGCTAGACCTTATATAAATCCTGAATATGCAGAAGAAGCTGCAGCGGCAGGTGCCACTCCAATAACTACACCAATAGCACAACAGCCAAATATATCTGGTAATTCTTCTAGTATTGATTATGATAGATTATTTAATCTATTGTTTCATGGCAGATTATCAACAAGCGTTAATAGTACACCAATAGCACCACAAGCAGCATCAGCTACTACTGTACCTTATTATGCAGAAGAGGCTGCAGCTAGTGCAACTAGACCTTATATAAATCCTGAATATTCAGAAGAAGCTGCAGCTGGTGCAACTAGACCTTATATAAATCCTGAAACACCAATTTATGATCGTGGTGAGCCAACACCTGAAATACCCAATACAGAAAATTTAATTTCTTTCTATCAAGAAATAACTAATCGATATCAAAATTTGATAGATTTATTAAATGATCAAGGCGATTTTGCGATCAATATTTTAGCAATGGACGCAAGATATACTGCAAATAGGAATTTTCTTAGCAGGATATCGACAGGAAATAATACGTATGATACATCTATTATACAACGAATAATTGCGAATTTAGGAAATATAGAGTCTAGAAGATTAGAGTTATTAAATAAAATTTCGATAGCTTTTGGAAATTGCTTACGATTTAGAGCACAATTGGCTAGACTACAATCTTTCAATTTTATGCCTTCAGATATTAATTCTAGAATAGAATCAGATAATAAACAATTAGAAACTTTTATTTCAGATTATAACAAATTATTAAGTGATTTTAATTCTATTGAAGAAAATAATGGTCGTGAAGATGCAACGCCAGTACCATCACCAATTCCTGATTCACAAATTTATGATCGTGGTGAACCAACACCACCGGCAACACCAGCAACATCAGCAGCACCTGAAATAACAGCAACAACACCATTAATTCCAATTCCAGCTGGAGTACCAATTTTTGATATTGATGTCAGAGCTAATCGTATTCAGTCTACGACGAATCGAGCCCGAGCAACACAGTCTACCCGCAGAGAGGGACTTACAGCAAATCAACTGAATGGCATGGCAATAGATGCAATTGCAAATCGTGATGCCACTAAATCCGAAACCGTAAATGCAACTGCGGCGCGCAGACGCATTCGTCAGATTATGGATCATAAAGGTGATGATTCTGGTGTTAGTGGGAAAGATGGTGATTCTAATGGTGATGCCGTGCCAAAATCTGCAAGTCAAGAAGCAGCAGAAGAAGATTTAAGAGAAAATCGTATTCTAAACTTCAAAGCTGATGAAATATTTTTCAAAGCTGATAAATTTGAATTTGAAGGCGTTGAAGAAGACGAACAAGATGCTAGTAAAACTACTAGTAATAATGCCGGTGGTGGGGGTGCTGATGCAACTCCTGCACCAAATACTGCTTCTACCGGCGGTGGTACTGGCGGCGGCGGATCCAGTTCTGCTGCTGGTAGTGGTGCCAATCCACCGGTCGCATCAACCGGTGGCGGAGTCGGTAATACTACTGGAGGAGGTGGTACCGATGCAGCTCCTGCGCCTGCTGGTGATACGGGAGGTGAAGGTATTAATGGCGCTACAACAGGTGGGGGCGCATCATCTACAATAACCACTGGTGATGCAGCGCAACCATCTAATCCTGCTGCAACTGCAGGACTTAATTTTCGAGACGGTGTGGATAAACGAATAACACCGGCCATTGCTAATAAAGTAAAAGATGTTCAATCTGGTTTTGGTAAAGGATTATTAATCACAAGTGGATTCAGAGATGCAGCTAGAAATCGGAATGCCAGAGGAGCAGCAAATTCAGTACATATGTCAGGTAATGCTGTTGATGTTACATTCCCTGGCAATCAAGAAGATACCATTAACTTTATTAAAGCGGCTTCTGCTAAAGGTCTTGGTGGTATCGGTGTTTATAGGCCAGGGTTTGTGCACATTGATACTGGTGCAAAAAGAGTTTGGGGACCAGATTATAGCGCAGGTAGTATACCAGCTTTTGCAAAAGCAGCACTTAATGATCATATGACAGGACAAACAACTGCTACGCCAGCAGGATCTTCTCCAACATCAGGCGCAACTGTTGCCGAAGCTTCAGCACAAAATGATATGTCAATAAGATCACCATCCTCAACACCACCAGTACAACCATCCAATTCCGAATCAGCAAGTCAAGCTGCGCCATCTGAAAGTTCTTCAAATCCAATTGATCCTAATAACCCAGGTCCATTGGAACCATCAGATGCCGGTCTAAGATATGCTAGACTATTTAGTATGGCGGCATAAAAAAGGGAGGCGAAAGCCTCCCTTTTCAGTATTAACTTGCAAGTCGCTTAAAGAATTCCAAATCTTCACCATCGTCATCATCTGTATTAGTAGATGGCGATGAGCGAGCAGGAGCTTCACGTTGAGGTGTTGATTCCTTCCAAGGAAGTTCATCCTCATCATTCTGCTTCCGATTAGCCGCAGCTTGACGAGAGCCAGCAGGAGTACTTTCGTCAAGATTAAGAACCTTGTTCAACTTAGCCTTAAGTTCCTCATAGGTCTTAAAGTTAGAAGGAGAAAGGAATGCCTGCAGTGAATGTTCTTGCTTCCAAATAGCTTCAATTTGATTATCATTTTCAAAAAGAGGAGCAGCAGAAGCAAATTCAGACTTATCGTAGTTACGATAACCTTCGACATTACGAATCTTAAGCTTGAAGTTAGCACCAGCCCATGGATCAAAAGGATTCATTGGCTCTTCATCGGCAAAT